AGCGGTGAAATCTGGGAGGCTGATATAACCTTGCCACCAATGAAGCGGGCGGCGGCAGAGGTTTGGTTATCCTTTCTGATTAGTCTGCGCGGATCATACAATAAGTTTTATCTAGGCGATCCAGACGGAAAGACTGCTAGAGGTTCAGCATCATCAGTCGTAATAAACGGTACGGCGGGTGAAAGGGTTGTCGATGTTAATGTACCTTCAAGTGAAACTCTGAAAGCGGGGGATTATTTCTCGCTAGGTTCTGGTAACAGTATGCGTTTGTATAAAGTTCTAGCCGATTACACGGGTACAGGATCATCAGAGGCAAATGCCTTAGACATATGGCCCGCTTTGCGTGATGATGCATCATCAGAGACAGCGGATATAACAAGCCCTACAGGTGTTTTCAGATTGGCTAGTAATGAGCAATCATGGACAGCCAATCACGTTTCTACTTATGGAATTACATTTGGAGCCTTTGAAGCACTATGACACGCACAGTAAGTTCAGGATTTCTCAGCGCATTAGATAACCCAGAGCTAGAAGTTTTCTATGCGGTAAAACTAGAGTTTGATAGCGGCACACTTAAATTTTGGACGGGTTATGGTGACAAAACAATAGGCAGCGATACCTACACTGGCACTGGTAACTTGTTGCAGATAAGTGAAATTGAGGAGACTTCTGATCTTTCCGCCCGTGGCGCGACACTTAGATTGAATGGCATCGACAACACAATAATTACATACGCGCTTACGGAAGATTATCAGGGGCGGCTTGTTACAATCTATTTAGGCATTGGAACTGAAACAGTAGAAGTGTTTTCAGGCTTCATGGATCAAATGAAAGTAACAGATAGCGGTGATAGTTCTACGATAGAATTAACTGTAGAGAGTAGATTGATTGGGTTAGAGCGTCCAAACAATCGACGTTATACTGAAGAAAGCCATCAATCCGTAAGGGCATCAAAAAGTCTTAGTGGTGACGATAGTATTTTCAGATGGGTTACTAAATTACAGGACAAACAAATTGTTTGGGGCAGGGCTGTAGAAGATGGCAACTCCTGATTTATTCGCTCTTAATAATTACATTACAGAAGTCAAACATAAGCCCTTTCAATGGCACACTAACGATTGCTTTATGTTTACGAACAATGCCTACAGGGCAATGTATGGCGAGGGCTGGGCCGATGATTGGGTTGGCAAGTATATCGACAAGAATGGTATCTACCTAAAGCGTGACGCACTGCGCAAGGTATTCAAGTCTAATACACTAGCAGATGCAATAGATACCAAGCTAAGTCGCATTCATTACACACCCCCAAAGGGCGGGTTAGTTACTACAGACAAGATCATTCGTAAGTGGGTGATTGGTGATGCTTTAGGAATATCTCTCGGTACCAAAGCTATCTTTGTAGGTGAAAAAGGACTAATATCTATTCCGATAAGCCTCATTAGAAATGCGTGGATTAAAGAATGAAATATCGTCTTGGTGATATAACAATAAAATATTGGAACGATTGGGATCGTGTTCCGCGTATGCCAACTGTAATTGGCAACATCATTCTTGGAGCCTTAGCAATTCAGGCACCATTAGCGGTCGCATCAGCCGTTGGATATCTTGCTATCGGTCTTGTAGCATCATGGGTTATGCCATCTCTGTTTAAAATGCCAGATATGGGTTCATTTGGTAGCACAACAGGATTATTGGTAAATTCTACAGCAGCAACCGCGCCACAGGAAATTGTGTATGGGAAGGTTCGCAAGGGTGGCACGATTGTATACCGTGAAAGCACTGGTGATAAAAACGAATTTTTACATACCTTGATTGCAGTAGCTGGTCATGAGGTAAACCGCATCGGTAAGATCAGTGTTGGCGGTACAGAATATGACACCATCTACATCAACGATGAAATATATGAAATAAACTCAAGTGGTTATGTTACTGACCAAAAATATGACGAAAGCAGTGATGCCTTTGTAGCAGATAATAAATGGGGCTATGATAGTTCTGACAGTACGTCAAAGATATTAATAAAATACTTTACTGGTGCAGATAACCAAAACATTTATACAACTCTTAGTGCTTTGACGGATGGCCCAGAATGGCAAAATGGCGGTTCTGGTGACGATACGAATTTTAAAGGGCAAGGCATTGCCTGTATTTATATCCGCACAGAATTTAATGAGGATGTGTTTGTTGATGGCTTTCCCTTGTTTACCACTATTGTCGAAGGTAAAAAGGTTTACGATCCCAGAAACAGCACAACTTCTTACTCCGCAAACGCTGCGCTTTGTATCCGTGATTATTTAAGCCAAGGTTACGGTTTAGATAATACAGGCGACATGAATGATACTTCTTTTGAGGCGGCGGCAAACGCCTGTGATGAAAGCGTATCACTAGATGCTGGTGGGTCTGAAGCAAGGTATGAGTTGAATGGAGTTGTCTCATTAGACAGAAACCCATCAGATATTCTAGCAGATTTTATGAAATCATGTGCTGGCACTTTATTTTGGGGCCAAGGGGAATGGCATCTAAAAGTGGGCGATTACACATCATCAGTAAAAACATTTACGCTTGATGATTTAAGAGGCCCAATCAATCTTAACACGAAGCACAGTCGTAGAGACAATTTCAATATTGTTCGCGGCACATTTAATGATGCTGAACAGGATTATATTCGCGCAGATTATCCAGAGCGTCGATCAACAACATTCATTGCAGATGATAACAATGTAGAGAACGTACTTGATCTTCATTTGCCATATACAACATCTAGTGCTTGTGCGCAGCGAATAGCGAAAATGACACTATTTAGATCACGGGAACAGATGACGTTTACCGCTGATTTTAGCATTGAAGCATTCCAAGTAGAATGCGGTGATATTATTGCACTTACAATAGAGCGTTATGGCTGGACTGCAAAAGAATTTGAAGTTGTAGGTTGGCAATTCAAAACAGACGGTGATGCGGGAGATATGCGGGTTGCGTTAACTTTGCGAGAAACATCTTCAGTAGCATTTGATTGGAACCCAGCGGCAGATGAAAGCCTAATAAAGTCTAATGATAGTGAACTTATCAGCGGTCGCAATGATCTAAGCGTTTCAAATGTAACGGTTACAGATAAGGGCAATGTACAAGAAGATGGTACATTTGTAGGTCAGGCTCTTGTGTCGTGGACTGCATCTACAAACCCATATGTGAGCTACTATGAAATTCAATACAAAGACGTAAGTGAAAGTTCATACCTTTCTATCACAGTTCCATACACAGAGAGTTCTGCAATCATTGGTTCCTTAGAGGTAGGCACTCAATACAATGTTAGAGTTAGAGCGGTTACATCGTCTTTGGCTAAAGGGGGTTATGTATCCGCTACACCATACACACACGGCGGCGATACAATTGCACCCGCAGCGGTTGGGACAGTAACCCCTACTGCAATGATTAACGCTGTTTCTCTTGATTGGGCGGGTGTCACAACAGACGAAAATGGAAACACCCTTTATGACCTCAAGGGATATAACATTTACCGTGCGGTTACGAACTCACAGCCCACTAATCCCATAGCGTTTGTTGCGGCTGATAAGTATGTAGATGGTGGCCTTACAGATAGCACTGAATACTATTATTGGGTGGCGGCGGTTGACCATTCAAGCAATGAAGGTACGGCAAGTGCAAGCGGGGCGGTTACTACGCTTGTCGGGGCTTCTGGAGAAGATGGTCAATCTGTCGCCTTGGTACAGGTATTCCGTAGGTCGTCAAGTTCGCTTTCCGCGCCTACTGGTGGTAGCTTTAATTTCTCTACAACAACACTAACTGCGCCTACAGATTGGTCTGTTTCTGTGCCAAGTGGTACTGATGCAATTTATGTAAGCCAAGCTATTGCGTCTATTGAGGGGGCAACGGGTACTGATACAGAATTAACGTGGTCTACTCCTGTTTTATTTGTGCAAAATGGCGCAGACGGAGCGGCTGGGGCGACTGGGGCGACTGGGGCTGATGGCGCGGTTGGGGCGACTGGCCCAGCGGGTGCAGACGGGACAACAGGAAAATCTGTCTATACTGCGATCATATTCCAACGCGCATCAACGGCACCTACATCAGCCCCTACAGGCGGTTCTTTTAACTTTGGCACAAATACCCTTACTACACCGAGCAACTGGTATGAAGATATACCAAGCGGCTCAGACCCCGTTTACGGCACAAGAGCCACATTCTCTATTTCGGGTGATACAGGAACGGATAGCAATCCAACATGGTCAACGCCATTTAAGATCGCAGAGGACGGTGCGGATGGTTTAGATGCAACTGGAGCGGATGGCTTATCAACATTCCTTGCTTCAGTCTTTAAGAGAAGTTCATCAACGATAAGCAGCGCACCAAGTGGAGGCAGTTATAACTTCGGTACTAATACATTAACCGCTCCAAGTGGTTGGAATGCATCAATCCCTAGCGGGTCAAACCCAGTTTATGTTTCTACTGCACTAGCTAGTGTTCAAGGTGTTACAGGGACAGATAATTCACTTGGATGGACAACCCCTGTTATTCTTGCACAAGATGGAGATCAAGGTCCGCAAGGTGACACAGGGGCTACGGGTCCGCAAGGTGACACAGGAGCTACAGGTCCACAAGGCAATACAGGGGCTACGGGTCCGCAAGGTGTTCAGGGCATAGATGGTCCAGCGGGTCCACAAGGCGACACGGGGGCGACAGGCCCGCAGGGACCAACAGGCCCAACAGGCCCGACAGGTCCAACTGGTCCATCTGGAGATGATGGTTCAAGATATGCAACGGTGAGATACTATCAATCAGCGGCATCAGCACCTTCTACCGCTGGTTTGAAAAATAGCGTTTCTTACACTTGGTCAACTGGTTCAGCAACAAGTTCATACGGAAGCTGGACTACAGCAACGCCGACAGTAGCCGCAACGTCTAGTAATAAACTTTGGTATGTAGATGTTGTTTTCATAGATAGCACAGGAAGCGCAACAAGTAACACTGGATATTCAGTTAGTACTGTAACGCAGCTATTTAATTTCAACGGGCTTGTTACATTTACTAATACAAGCGGATCAACTTCTTTAAATGATGCTTTAGCAAATGCTTCTACGACAATTGATGGAGCTAGAATTTCCACAGGTACGATTGATGCTGATGCAATCTCAGCAACCACCATTACCGCAGACTTCTTTATCGGGGCTGGTATTACAAGACTAGCTACAGCTACAACCAACAACAACCAAACTACAAATGGTGTCGGTAATTTCCAAGGTTGGTATAGTGGGCTATCGGGAAATACTTCTGTTACAAATGTTTTATCCTGTTCATTAAGCGGTGTTACTCAAGGCTCTATTATTTATGCAATATTTAATGGTGAAGCTATCAAGAACGGAAGTCAGGTTGTTTCGACTGTTGTTAAACTTAACTGCACGGGGACAACATCGTTAGAAAGTTATGGACGTAATACAGAAAGTTCGAAAAACAGTAACGCATTAATGAAGCATAGTATTCTTCGTGTTGATACAAGTGCATCTTCAGGTACTGTAACTGCATCTATTGATCTTAGGGGATCAGGTAGTGGTGGTTCACACGGTATTCGCGGGACATTGATGGTATTTGAGGGGTTAACCTAATGACTTGGATAATATACTCAGATACAAAGGTAATACGCAAAGCCGAGACAGATGAATTTTCTGCAAGCGTTGCCGCTACAGTTGATGGCTATCAATACACAGCGGATACTTTTCCAGATTATACCGTAGATGATTTGGAAGTCGTGAATGGTGTTGTACAAGTAAAAGCAACATGGGAAGCTGACCGCGCTGCTGTTTTATTGCAAGATCAAAAGGATTTTTTGCGCAGTGAAAGAAATGAACTTTTAAAACTATCAGATTGGACGCAAGTTCCAGACAGTCCATTGACAGATGCAAAGAAAACAGAATGGGCAACATATCGTCAGGCTTTGCGTGATCTGCCCTATACTACTACAGATTTTGCTAACCCAGTTTGGCCTAGTCAACCAAGCTAAAATCGGTTATTATCCACTGGCATGTGCTAATTAGGAGAAATTCGTCATGGCAACATTAAATGATCGCGTCTTTGACAACGGCCTGACCGTTTTAGATAC